TAACAATGCACTAGGCGATGACCTAATGAAAGCAACTCTTGCTCTATCGGACACTACGTCTTCACTCAAAAACAAGTCAATTGCATTCTTTCAATTGGACTACGTTCAAAAAAGAGAACGTCTTCGCGATCTTGCATCAAACGGTGAGATTGAATTCATTATTGAAACAATCGCGGACGATGCAATCGTATTCGACCAAGATAATCGATGGTGTTATCCAAACGATCTGGTTGGGGAAATCAACTATCGCGGAAAGAACAAGGACGAGAGATTGAATTACCAACAAAAGATCTTGGACAAGTATCAAGAGAATTTTGAAAAGATCTATAATGCATGGGGATTCGATCGCGGTATTTCTGCATGGCAGTACTTTTATCAATGGCTAATCGAAGGTCACTTGGCTTTTGAAATCATTTACGATAACTTGACTAACCCCAAGGATATTATTGGTTTCAAAGAATTGGATCCATCCACTCTTTACCCAGAAGTCAAAAAGGACTCAAGCGGTCGTATTTACCTACAATGGTCTCAACGTGACCCAATCAATCGAATGAATCGTACCTTGACTGATTCACAGATCATTTACATCTCGTACTCAAACGAATTTAGAACAAAACGCGTTAGTTTTGTTGAGCGTCTGATTCGTTCATTCAATCTATTGCGTTTAATTGAGCATTCTAAAGTCATTTGGCATACAATGAATGCGCCAATTCGTTTAAAGACAACTGTTCCAGTTGGAACCAAGTCAATGCAAAAGGCAAAGGAAGATGTTCGTGAATTCACAAACACTCTAAAGGAAGACATTTCGTTTGACGGAAATTCTGGAGAATTAATGGTGGACGGTAAGCCAAATATCCTATTCTATAAGAACTACGTTTTGCCTAAAAACGATCGTGGTGAATCAATCGAGATTGAGGCACTTGAATATCCTGGACCAAACTTATCAGGGTCTGAGCTCTTAAAGTACTTCCAAGATAAATTGAAACTTGATTCTAAATTGCCGTATTCTCGATGGTCTGAAAATCAAGGATCTTACACAATGAATGCTGAAGGAATCTCAAGAGAGGAAATCCGATACAATAAATTTATTAAACGGCTACGTTCAGCATTTAAAGAGCTTATGACTAAGCCGCTTTACTTGCAAATGTGCTTGGACGTGAAGGACCTCAAGTCCGATCATCGATTCGCGAACGCCGTTGGTTTAACATGGCATGATGATAATGTATTTGAAGAAATCAAGACTCAAGAGCTACTTAACAAGCGTCTTGCGACTCTTAATGCAATGAAAGCGGTAGTCAACGATGAAAACAAACCTTACTTCTCAACCGAATACTTGATTAAGGAATACTTAAAGCTTAGTGATGAAGATATTGCTAAGAACAAGAGCTATCAAGCGACGGCTGATGGTGAAGCTGCTGCGGCAGCAGGTGGCGGAGGAGCCGCAGGTTCTTCAGCTGGAGGTGCGGCTACTCCGCCAGCAGCAGAGACTGCTCCTTCTGGAGAAACTTCATCAGAAGTAGGAGCTAAGGGCCAATTATAATTAACCTTTAATACTTTATAAATGCTAAGAAAAGTAACAGTAATCGGTGGGGCCGGATTCATAGGGTCTCACTTAGTAGAACTATTAATAGAGAACGACTTCTTTCCAGTCGTCATTGATAATTTTTCAACCGGTAAACGGTCTAATTTGCCATCAACTGGGATTGATATTAGAGATTATGATATTACTGAGGATCCCAAGAGGATCGCTGCGATGATAAAAGGATCTGAATGTGTATTTCATTTAGCCGCATTAACGTCCGTCCAGGAGTCATTAGATCACCCTGACCGTTACACTAAAGTTAATGTCGTCGGTACCGCAAACGTTCTTGAAGCCTGTAGAATCGCAGGTGTAAAAAAGCTTGTATTTAGTTCAACTAGCGCGGTCTACGGAAATACTGCAACCTTTCCTACTGCTGAGACTCAATCGCCTGACCCAATCTCGGCCTATGCTCTATCTAAATTGGTTGGTGAAACCTATGCAAAGTATTATTCAGAAACAACTGGCGTTACTGTTACTTGCCTAAGATACTTTAATGTTTTTGGTGAAAGAACCAATCCCAAGAGCTCTTATCGCTCGGTGATTCCAATCTTTTTGGAACAGTTTAGAAACGAAAAACCGTTAACGATCACAAACGACGGACTTCAGCAAAGAGATTTTATTTACGTTAAAGACGTTGCTCTTGCAAATTTAAAGGCAATGAATCATAATCGAAGATTTGACATTATCAATATAGGTTCAGGTAAAACATGGTCAGTCAATCAAATTGCAGACATGATCTCAAATCGTCGAGAAAATATTGGATTTAGATTGGAACCTAAAATTAGTTTGGCTGATGTAAGTCAATCTAATGCAGTTTTAGGTTGGACCGCTACTACTGATTTAGAAGCCTGGATTAAAGGTCAAATAGCGTAGCGAATGCAGACGTGCCATTAATCTTAATGTCAAGACCAAGTCCAACTTTATAGGGATCTGCGATATCGTCGAGTGTGAATACTCGAGCGTCAATGTTATAAGGTTTTGACAATAGCACGAATTCAGCAATTTGAGCATTCGCATCTGACTCTATTTCAGTTAAGTCAGCAAATTCAAACTCAAAGAGATACTTTTCAGCGTTGAATCCAATATCTTCACCAAGCACTTCGCCGGCTCTAGTCAGCAACACCATTCTGACCTGTTGAACCGCGTTCTCTAGGGAATCGTTAGATTCAAATGTGTCAGCCGTGTAGTTAGGATCTCCGGGAGATCTAAAGTAAAAGTCTTTTCCTATTGGTTGAGTCGTTAGCATATATTAATTACCATCTAGCGAAGAACAAAAAGTCCGCTGTATTTTCGCCTTTCATCATTTCAAGTACCTGATTAAGCTCATTTTCAGCCTTAGTCACAAGATTCGTGTAGTTAGGCTTGATTCCACCTGGTAAATTGTAGTCAAATGTCGTCAATAAATCTCCAAGTCTTAACTTTGCCTTAGCTCTCACATATCTTTGAAATAATTCATCATTGTAAAGATCATCAGATGGAACCTTTTTTGCAATTTGTAACACTACCGCATTAGCGGCTGGAGTTCTACCTAAAATCATTAGTTTTCTTGAGTTCTTGTTGTAGTCATAGGCTAACGTATCAATCGTGAATCCTTTGACCAGATCCAAGAATGAAAATATTACGGTTCGGTACATGATAGATTCACCAATGAACGGAGATAAGAATACTTCTGAGCCAATGAACTTATTGTCCGCGAAATCCACATCCATTGTTCCAAACATTGAGCTTGTGCCCTTTGCCTCTTTTACTTCATGCACGAATGCAACGCAATCCGGTAGCTGAATCGTTCTCTCCTTCTTAAACTGAGGGTGTTTAAACACAGCGCTTGGAATCATCAGGTACCTGGCCTCAACCGCATGTCTCCAATTATCGTGAAAATATCTCTCAGCATTAGTGATGATACGCTGTATCTCCCTTTCAGGAATAGAATACGGTAAGGCTTTCGCAAATGTTAATTCCTCTTGTATGTCGAGTACTAGTTCGTCTAAAGTCATTTGACCTGTGTATTTTTAGATAGGTTTACTAGCCTTATTCTTTTGCTCTATTTGAGTTTGCACCAGTTTGATTCTGTTCAAGATCGAAAGACGTTTGTCGTCAGTATCTGCAGTTGCAAGCTCTTTCCTAAGTTCGCGAGTTGCATTGATTGCATCAATCTCAGCTTGGGTGTCAGTTGCCGCTTCCTGGATTGGAGTGCTCTTAGTCTTGGTGTAATCTGGCTCAGTTGACTTTATTCCAGTAGATAGGCTCGCGCGTTTTACCTGATCAATTGATTTCTCCTTTTTTACTGGAGCGGCCGCTTTAGCACCAAGTGCAGTTTTAGGATCTCCTAGTTTAGGACCTTTTACGAATGAATCGAAGTTTAAAAGTTTATTACTCATAGTATTGTCAATTTTTATTATTTATCACTGCTTGGACCTGGTTCAAATATTCCATCCACGAATTCGTTGAATGTTAGTATCTTAGAGGTCTTTGGGTTCGCTCCAATCCCAGGAGTATTATTCATTTTCATGTCCCTTCTTGAAATTGGCTGGGTCGATAACCAGTGATTCGGAATTCCACCCATGTGAATATTAATCGGAGACGGCTGAATATTCGGATCATTACTTTGGGTGAAAGCCGCTGCCGGTACAGTACCTGTGCTGCTTGCCATATTTGTAGCGTGTTCTTTCATAGGATTATTTATTCGGGTCTAGCCAAAATAAAAAAGCCCGACGAATCGGGCTCATTCACTTAATTAAGTGTCAATATTAGTGTTCTGGGCTCCAGTTACTGTCTCCACAGTAAGAGCATCTCATTCTAGGATTCTCTTTGATTTCTTCATGTTCTGCACGTTCTCCGCAAGTATCGCAAGAGTATGCAGTAGATTCATTAACCTTTAGGTTTGCAGCAGATTCCATCATGCACTCGGTCATGTAAGAACCGCATTCATTTAAGTAGGTCTCGTAAGTATGCATTGGGTCCATGTCTTCGTCGCACATTTGAGCCTCTTTGATCAGGAGATCTTCGCAAACTTTCTTAATGGCCTGTTTTGCCTCTTCTGACATTACTGAACTGTAACCTTCTTCCATTGGATTCCAGCATTCGGTTACAAAGCTTTCAAATGTTTTTGCAGCCTTGCCGTGTTTCTTGTCCTGCAGAGCTTTTTTCATGGGTTCCTTTTTATCTCCATCTTGATCAAAATCTAGATAATCAGGCTTGCCATTTCGATTCTTACCTAGTTTCGGTTGGCC